GCACCGGATTCACGAACGTCACCGGCGATCTCACCCCAAATCCTTGCCGCGATCCGGATATCACGTTCCTTGGGTTGAACCTGAGTCCGAAGAACTCGATGTCTAGTTCAATCAAGAAATATCCTGCCGGATTGGGTGTCCCGTCCTGGTATGTGTAGACGACTCCTGAGCAGAAGTCCTCTAGTGTGGATGAGTTTAGGTTGTCACACACCTTGATTGCCGTGTCCACTGCCAAAGGCATCGTGGCCGGCATCCAGACTGGTGTCAACAGCGAGTGGTTTGTTGATAAGGCGCGTTGGTAAAACGTCGAGTTCAGGCTGGTGTCAATTGGCTTGTAATTAGAGTCGGCGTTACTCACGATGATTGTCTCACCGCTGTTGCCAGTACTCAGAATTGGTCGATAGTGCAGGACCGCCGAATGAATTCGGTATCGCTGGTACACCCGTGCCATGTTCTGGATTTCATCACTGCCAAGTGAAACTGGGTTCAGTACAATCAGCCCGGTCATCTCAGGTGCAATGCCCTGGGCTGCCACGCTGGGTTTCCCTACACAGACCGTTGCGGTCATGCGTATGTCTGATTCAGTCTTGCGCTTAGTCTTCGTTGTTGCGCCCCGCAACACAGTTCCAATCGCCGATGGTGCGTAATATTGTGTGTCGGTGGGTTGCTTCTGTTTGTTTGTTGTTTCAACGTTGCTCTTCTTCATTTGTTTGTTGGTGGTTTTGGTGGTGGCTTGGCTGCCACGTAGTCGTTGGGATTGCGTCATATTATTCCTGGTCACTCTTTGCAACTCAACGGCCATGGCAGCAAGGGTTCTTTTAGGTCCCTTCCACATGTTGGATAGATAAAACTCTCGGTCTGCTCTATCAAGATCTAGGTTTAGGGCGTAAGCTGCGTCGTGTATTTTACACGTCTCGTCGAACTCGTCGACGGCTTCCACGTTACTCACCACACTAGCTTGATATTGTCCGGCGGACCATCCGGGACCACAGTAATTACCATGGTATCTCATCGTGTAAAAGTCTTATCCCTGGTGTGTTATCCAAATGCCCTCTCAGCATAGGTTCACCTTCCCACTTTCCGATTTGCGCGTGATCATACGCGTCTTCAATTGCGACTTGCTCGTCCGGCGTCACTCCAAAGGCATAGTAATAAGATACTCTAGTTGATGGGGCTATCTCTGTTCTTCCCGTCTTCATCCCCTGTATCCTCGCTTGTGCACTGCTGTTCCTGTGGATGTGGTCCATCATGCCCTTGCTGCACGGTAAACCGTGCCGCTTGAAACACTGATGAAACGACTGCTGTACGGGCACACCTGCGTTCAACGCCATGCCACACGTACCCACTGCATCCAGCCACTTGCGGTAAACCTTGTCATTTTGAATCGCTATCAAACAGATTGGGTCCTTCTGCAATACCGCATTTTGATTGCGGATCATGCGCCATGTTCCATCTACACAGACTGGTCTCGTCTGGCAGAACTCCACCTGTTCAAATTCATACACGGGTTCCTCTAGGGTCATCGCAAAGCCACGGTCAGCAAACCATGCTTCAAACCCCCTCATAAACCGTGCAAGGTCGCGTTTTTCCATAAAAATCACGGTATCGTCTCCATTGTTGGCTACTTCCACGACAACGCCCTTCTGTCTAGCGTAGCACCACATGTACTTACACATCGACTTTGAATTGCCTGTTGACGTAGTTATTTCACCGGAGCACCGTGTCCCATCGATCTTGAACTCTACCTTCCCGTCTTCTGCATATGCAACCCCGTAGTTCACGAGTTGCCAGGACAACATTTCCTCCAATTTCTTGTTACCAGGAAACAAGTTATGGTATGTCTGGTGTTCATCCCTTAATGCCTCGACGCTATAATGCATGTCGTACTTCACTGCGTCCGCCCCAACAGCGACCGGATCTTCGAACCGGTCCCATTTCATCTTCAGCTGGCGTGCGCTATCCTCTGCATTGAGTCCCTTAATGACCGTGTGGTCGGCGACTGATTCAAATACTTTGTTGATAGCCTGGTATATGGGTTTTTCTGCGTGTTTTAAAAATCGTCCCAGTTCCAGGTTGTAACGCGGCGTGCGCGGATTGATCCCACGCGGTGCCTTGTCCAAGTTTTGCTTCTCCATCTTCGGGAACATGTGTAGTGCGGCGTCAAATTTATTCAATGGTTCCCTAGCCAATGAGATCATGGCGTCGGTATACAGCCGCTTCTTCGTGCCGGTATAGCGGTCAACAACTTGCTGACGGCTGAGCCGGGGTAGTCGAGGCAGATGCTTTTTGAGTTCCTCTTCAAACCGCTTAAAATGCATATTCCTAAAGGCACCATCCGCGACGGGCAACGCTCTTCTATAACTACCATCATCCTGCAAGCAGAAAAAATAGCGTTCAGTCAGCGCCCGTGCTATGGTGTCTACACCGTTATTGTAAACTCCGAGGTTGTGATCTCGGCCAAACCCCGCAATGATGTTATACTTGCGTAGTTTGTTTGGCTGCCCGTTCCTGTGTATGCACAACTTCCCGATACGTTCTTCGACAACTCTACTCGCCAGTTCGTCGTTGACTTTAGTCTCGGTACCATACACAGTACGCGGGCGTCCTCAACATGTGGTCGGCGCCGGCTTCGGGCTTCCGCCCATTGCCTCTGCCAACCACTTTGGAAGACGCGACCGCGTTGTCGCCAGATGGTCCATAACACCCTCATTAAAGAATGTGTTGATGACCCACTGGTGATGGGTAGCAGCGTCGACATTGCGGATGTCGGTCTCACGACACAGTTTCAGGTACTCACGTTCAATCAGCAGGCGGTTCGCATCTGAGCCGCTCATGTTGCCGAATTTCATTCTGAGTGCACACGTTACTGCTGCCACGAACCTCGGTATTACCTTGGCTACGTGGTCACATTCAACGTGCTCCTTGTGTTCATCCTCAGCTGTATCCGTCCCAACCGACACCCCAACGCGTGGTGGCTCTGGTGCCGGTGGTCCCTCAATCATCAAGTACGGCCCTCGTGGCCGGTGATGTGCTAAGTCTGGTCGTGGTCCAGGAATATTCATGCCATAGAACTCGTTGATCTCGTCCACTCTACGCTGTTCCATTTCTTGCACTATTTCCATCCGCTCGCGATGATGCCTCTCTTCTTGCTCGAGTTGCTGTCTCTCCAGTTCGATCTGCGCCTCCTCGCGCTTCCTCTCTTCTTCAGCCTCTTCTCGTTGCTCTCGTGCAGCCTCCCTCTCTAGGGCAGCGTCCCGCGCCAATCGACGCAGGTCGTACCCCGTATTCTCATAGATATCCAGTGCCGCATCAGTGACCGCCTTACGCCCGGTCCCCCGACGATGCATCGTCATCTCCCTTCTCACCTCATTTCGTATTGCTGCCTCCGTCTTT